GGTCAAAGTCAGCACTTGTATACTCAGTGTACAGATCCTTGACGAACTTCTCTTTAGTCTGACGAATCACCCAGATATATGGCGCCTTACCAGCAAATGGCACTTCGACATGACGCTGTTTGTGATTGAACTCCTTAAAGATCTCTTTCAGCGGATAGGAATATATGGAAATTGGGGTGTTATATGGCGAGTGTGGATTGATGCCTATCTTATCAACACCAGTAAATGAGATGTATATGTCCTCATCGTCCTTATACTTCTCAAGAGCATCATAAGCAGATATCTTAGGATTCTGTTCGGGGTTACGTCTAGCTTCAAATAGGAATTCGTTAAATGTCTTCATGTTTGTATTTATGTTAATGTTAAATAGAAGTAGCCCATCACGGATTGCAGTCCCACGGGCAGTACCTAACCAGTTTAAGGAAATCAGCACATGACTATTTATCTATATGTAAAAACCCACAATATTACTGGGTTGAAATATCTCGGCAAAACAATACAAGATCCGTACACATATCCAGGATCAGGCATCCATTGGAAGAATCACATCACACATCACGGTAATGATGTGACCACCGATATACTCTATTATACACCATCACAAGAGGATTTTAAACAAGTTGCCTTATGGTTTAGCAAGAAATGGAACATCGTCAAGTCCGATGAATGGGCGAACTTGATAGAAGAGGACGGTAGGAGTAGCTGGAACAGTGGTGGAAAGATAGTAGTGCGTCAAAAAGACGGGTCGTGTATTCAAGTAAGTTGTGATGACCCTAGATTCATATCAGGTGAGCTGCTGGCAACTCAGAAAGGTCGAGTCACTGTTAGACACTCATCAGGTGATAGCAAGGCGTTCAATGTGAATGTTGATGATCCTAGATTGAAGAGTGGTGAGCTAGTTTCGGTTGCTTTGGGAATAAAACACACACCCGAACAGGTGGAAGCGAACAGACAGCGGAATCTAGGCACAAAGGCAAGTGCTGAGACTAGAAAGAAGATGAGTATCGCTAAAAAGGGCAAGAAACACACATTTTCACACAGATTAAACAAGTCAAACGAGAATCATCCTATGTTCACTGGTTACTACTGCCACAAAGACTTCGGCGAGTTTCCAACCGTGACAACATTGGCAAAAGCCATGAATCTCGGTGTATCCAAACTAGCAAAGATGTTCGAGTTAGGCCTCGATAGTGTCATATCAAGTAGAAGGGCGAAAGCTAATCCATATCTGAGATCTCTTAATTTTGATCCCACAGGAATGACGTTAGAAGACGTTGGATTTTATTTCAAGCCTAAGTGCCATCATTTGTCTTCCAGTTTACTCTCATTTATTAATGCGCGGATACGATTCTCACTGACTTCCTTACGCATCTCTTTAATCTCTAATATCAACCCCTCTTGGCGCTGGATCAACTGAAGGAGAACCTCATTGTCCACCTTATCCTTCATATCGTCGTTGGTCTCTTTCCAGAAGGCATACGATACACTTACGCTGGTAGTGAGGAGGATGAACGCACCAGACACGATCATCGGCCATGTGGGATACTTCACACTTTCGTCCCCAGCTTCTCCAGCGTCTTGGTGATCAGGTTGATAGCGTGTTTAATCGTCTGAGCGTCCTTAGTGTACGTCTCTTTGTTGCCCTGTTGGAGCTTCTTTATCAGAGAGCCACTTATAGAATATCGTGCCTGAAGATCCTCTAACGTTCTAAGGTCGTCTGCTATATTCCTACCCAATAATCTTGTTGTCATTTCATTCATCTATATATTTATCACCGCACACTTTCATTATTTCGTCAGGCGTCTTCCCCAGCATAATAAGGTTCTGTACATAAGCAGGACTGATACCGTCTTGTATGTTATATCCTTCTGTCATAACATTATCGGGATAGAACTTCTCTATCATATCACTAAACATCTCTGTTGTCAAGTGGCCCAGCTCTAATTTTAGATCGACTCTACCTGGACGCAAGAGAGCATCATCAAGTGTCTCATGGAAGTTGGTCGTCATCACAATAATTCTGCCGTGATTGACAATACCACCGTCAAGAGCTGTGAGAATCTTACCCATTCCGAAGGTCTTCTTATCTTTTTCACCTGAATCATCTTCGTCTCTTTTTGATAGTCCCATTGTGTCTATCTCATCAGCCATAATGATACAGTCAGATGGGGCGGATTCGGCGGCTTTTGTAAGGTCGGCAACATCATCCACCATCAAAATATCTCTGGACAAGTATCCTGCCAGCGCCTTTGTCAACACACCTTTACCCGTTCCAGGAGGGCCGTATAACAGTATACCCAACTGATATGGTATATTATGCTGTAAATACCACTGCTCATTCGCAATGAACTTATCCACCGTCTCCAACACATCACGTCTATTGTCTTCTGATAGAATGACTTGTGATAGATCAAAGCGGGGCTGCTCGGTGACTAGAATTCTATCATCCCAGTCCCATCTATAGTATCGAAGCTTACTCGCATCTCGATTATGCTGGATGTCATCTAACAGCTCATCAAACATCTTATGGGAGCGACCCAGCTTTCTAATGGTGATGAACTCCTTCACAATCTTAGACTGACCACCTTCTTCCTTTTCGATGTGTATGGAGACAGGTCGGCCTCTGACAATGAACAACTGGCGCCCGTATCCGATCTCCTTAGTCGTGTTCTTATTCTCACCGTGGCGACCATTAGACAAACGTAGAGTGCGTGAGTTGTCTGACAACCCCTGCCTCATTAGGTATCTCATCAGTAAGTGGAACGACTCTTGAGTGTTGTTCACCTCTAACTTAGTGGTTAAGTGCTTGATTAGAAAGTGATATACGGTGAACGGTATGTCCTTAGCAATATACATACCCACGCCAGACAGGCCGCCCCACACCACGCCTATCGCAAAATCATTTCCGTTGAGGACAGTTTCAAGATAAGTGTTAGCTGCTTGTATCAATGTCGATATGATATTTAGATCTATATTCATCAGATCATTATATCACAAAATCACGTTATTGTGAATGATAAATAGAAGTGTAGACCACGAGATTCCAGTCTCTGCCTACTCTAAACATTTTCACAACAGTTAAGGAACCATTATGTCCAGCAAACCTATTTATCAAGGTGGCAACTTCTATGTCTACCTCATCACAGATCTAAACCATCACTCTGAAGCACGCTACTATATAGGCTCTGCCACTCGTAAAGAGCTGGTTGAGAAGAACATCGACCCTGAGCTGGATACATATTACGGCTCATCAAGCGTTGTATCCTTATTTGAGCGTCAAAAGACACAATCACATGAGCTGGAACGAGTCATCATTGAGACATTTGATGATAAGAAGGAATGTTTATTAGTAGAAGAATGGTATCAGAGACAACACCAAGCTGTTGGGAATCCATTATTCTACAATAAGGTCTATGCTAACAATAAGTATACTCCCACAGCAGACTCGATAAGAAAGATGTTGGAGACGCGAAACACGCTAGAGTGGCAAGAAACTGTGGGTAGAGAGGCTAAACGTAAAGAAGCTGAAACTAAAAGTGATCCACTATGGAAGGAAACCGTTGGAAAGAAAGCAGTCGAAGATCGACTGAAGACTATTAGTGATCCTGAATGGAAGGAGACTACAGGTAGAAATATGGTGAAAACCCGACTTGAGACTATAAGTACCCCTGAATGGAAGGATACTGTTGGAAAGGAAGCTAAATGTAAAGAAGCTGAAACTAAAAGCGATCCTATCTGGCAAGAAACAATCGGTAAAGAAGCTATTAGAAGACATAAGGAGACTAAGAGCGACCCTGAATGGAAAGACAGTGTTGATAGAAACGCCAAAGTCATCAGGGGTCAGATATCATTCAATAGGCCATAAGGATCACGGAACTTTCAATTTCGGTCCAGAGTTGGCAAATGCTATGAATAACTCAATCTCTCCTACAACCATCAACAGATTGGCATTGTCGAACTTCAGCAAAGTCATCAATAAGCGGGCGATATCGAAGAGCGAGTACCTTCAGAACTTACCCTTTAATCCTGAAGGTATGACATGGGCGGAAACGGGATTTTATGTGGTTGAAGACTAACGAAACCTAGTTCACCTTAATTCCGCCAAACTTCTTTTCGCCCTTCGTCTTACCAAATTGAGGCTTCTTAGTAATGTCCGCCTTGACTGGAGCACTCAACTGAACATCCTCTGACACGTTTGATAATGTCATTCGAGGATAATCAACATTCACCATAAATGACCTCTTATAGTCACTGTACCTATTCTTAATTATAGATATTTTTAACTGACCCATCGCCTGAAGTTCCTCTGTTGCTACAAGCGCCAACATCATATCGGCAACTGCTGGCAAGCCGAAACTCTCCGCTGTTGCTGTCATGTCAGGATCACTATCATTGAAGGCACCACGATTCACCTGAGCTGCTGTCCATACAGGCACATCATGCTCAATGGCCAATGCTCTAATCTCCTCAGCAATGGACTTGATGTAGTGATACGAGTTCTCAGAAGACCCACTGAATCTTGATGAAGCACAAATACCTAGATAATCGATCATGATCACATCTGGCTTGAACTTCTTTTTGATCTGAAGCTCTTTCAACAGTGCCTTGAATGTAGCAGCACTGGCACCAGATGTAGGATACTCCTTAATGACCAGTTTACCCTTGATGGTATCAGTCACCCTCTTGAACTTGCCGAGGTACTCATCCTTCTCCATAGACTCCAGACTATTCACTGGTGTTCTCAGCATATTAGCATCAATACGCTCGGCGATCTTCTCTTCTGCCATCTCCATGGTGATATACAACACGTTCTTATGTTGCTTGAGGTAAGAGGCGCCTAAATGACAGAGTGCTAGTGACTTACCAGTGTTCACGCCTGCTAATATGACATTCAGTGTCTTCTTATGAACACCACCCTTCATGGCCTCATTTAGCTTAGTGAGATCGCACGGCATCACCTCTTCAGCGCGGTGGTAGTACTCATATCGTGACTCAACATCATCACTATAATCATGGCCGATGTGATTGTCAAGAGAGACCGCCAGCGCATCAGATAGTATTCCTGGTAGTGCGGTATTGGGCTTGTCCTCATCATCGATGACATTGATGCCCTCCATGATAGCGTTATACACTGCCTTATCACGGATGAACTTATCAGTAGCGTCAATCAACCACTCTTCATCATGGGACTCTTTGGTGAGCCCTTCAACAACCTCCATTGTGGATGCATATTGCTGCTCATTCAAGGTGTCCAGATCATCGATTGCTATACCCAGAGCATCTATACTTGGCGGCTTATTATACTTGATGGTGTGCTTCAACACCGCTTCCACCACTATACGCTCGGGGGTGTCGTGGAAATACTCAGGCTTCAAATGAGCAACAACTCGCTCCATATAGGAGGAGTTGTTCAGAAGCTCAGAGATTATAACATTCTCGATATTATTCATCAATATATTATATCATCCATCTTGTGTCATGTTAATGAGAAGTTCACTGAAATATGTCTGAATAACAGTCTCAACAACAGACTCATCAAAATCCTCAATAATATCACCTTGCTTGTTGGACACATTATAACTAATAGTTATATTACCATCATCTGAGGTCTTCATAGTGTCGGGAAACATATGGACCATGATTTCCCCTACTTCTATAGTCACGGGTGTTTCACTCATAAGAGATCCTCCACACACTTAGCCACTAGAAATGGATCGTCAACGCCGTCACTATACAACATATAAGCGGATGGGTCTTCTTTGTCCAACACGTCACCATAAAAGTATATGATGTTATCAATCGTATCACCGACGCTATCATCTTCAGCAATGAACAAGTTGATATGATCCACACCATACTGGTCTATGGTCAGATTGTGCTTCACTAAGCGAGCCATTAACCTATTGAGCATCATAGGAAGCATATCTGCCATAATGTCGCTGGTGATCGACTTGACTAGCTCATCATCACCCATCAAGTCGATGTTAATAGGGATGAAATCACTCATCACTTTCAATCACGATCTCAGCACCGTACTGATATCTATTTTTAACCCAGTCAGTGAATGTAGTGTCATCCATAATAGACTGCCAGAACTCTTCATTATCAGTGTCAGCCCGTCGAACTTTAGACTCCGAACCCTTCTTCATATACCATCCATTAGACGGCTTGGTGATATGACCTGACTCTAAACCAATATCCAACAACCCAGACCACTTATTAATACCCGAACTCATATCAACAACAAACGGAAATTTAGACTTCTCCTTAACAAATCTAGATTTATGAATGTTGATAGTGAATTTATATCCAGTTATATCCTTTCCAGTCTTCTCTTGTGCTTTACCAATCACAAAAATAGTATTAGCTGAATATGTTACAGCAGTACCGCCTGGAATGACATCCTTCGGAAATAACCCCATCTCTTTATAAACATGATTTACCATGAAACACGGTAAATCCTTAGCAGTTAGATGTGGTGTGATAATCCTCAAGAGTGATCTAATCGCCTTCGCCCTTGAGAGATCCGCTACCGCCTTCTCATCTTGAGCGTCTTCCACCTCTTTCTTGGAAGCTAGATTACCCAACGAATCTACCAACACAAACACATGATCACCACGTTTAATTTCTTCCAATCGTTTAACTATATCAAACTTTAACTGCTCAACATGCTCTAAAGGAATGTGAAGGATTCTAGAAGTATCCAATCCGAACGACTC